GTGGTGATAGCACTAAAGCTCGAGAAACACTAGGCTGGGTTCCACAAACTACTTTCAATGAACTTGTTAAATCAATGATAGATGCTGACATTAAGAGACTTAGTACTGCTTGATTAACTGATTATGCAAATATAAAAACACACTTGATATCGCTAATCAAACTTGATATAATAGATACTTAGACTGAGAGATTCCACAGTAGAACACATCATATCTGTGAGCGCTAAGCTCTATCTTATATTCGTGCCCTAACAATGCAAGGGTGGTGTGTTCTACTGTGGAATCGCTATAACCATTCGGGCCCTAAGCTAATGTGGTAATAGCAAACGACTCATAATCGTTAGGACAGGGTTCGACTCCCTGGGGGCCTACCAGATTTAGGACGATAGCTCAGTTGGTAGAGCAGTAGACTTTTAATCTATTGGCCGTGGGATCGTGCCCCACTCGTCCTACCAGATATAGGGTGTTTTGATGCTATGGCGTGTGCATCCCGAGACTGTAAATCTCGTCCTTTTAGGTAAACATTCTTGGTTCGACTCCAAGAACACCCACCATAAACAGCAGGTGCTAGAGTATAATAGGCCGTCCCTAGACTAATTATGACTCTTTCGAAAAACAAACACACGCCGGTGTAGAGTGTGTTTGCCCTACAACTAAGATACACAAGGACCGTCGTCCTCTGCAAAGACAATATGTACCCAGTTTAGGGACTGGGGCCATATTGAAACACATTAGTAGTGTGTTTCAATATGGTAATTTTTAGCCCCTATAGCTCAGTCGGTAGAGCAACGGTTTTGTAAACCGTTTGTCCCGTGTTCGATTCATGGTGGGGGCACCAGCATTTTGAGAAACTATGAAAACAATTATTTGTTGGTATGATTCAGAACTCATTGGAACGCAGTTCTTTGTTGTTCCAGGTGATCAACGCGATTTAGCATGCCACTATATTGGCACTCACGAAGATGACAACCCAGAGTACAACGAGCGTGTAAGTCGTTTAACTTACATGATTTTACGTGAAGACGGTACTTATCTACACGAACCACTAAAACACTTTCCACATCATGAGTTTTATGAAGCGGGGCACGGCGTAGTAGTTATAACAGCAGGTATTGTATCTTAGCGGAAGTGGCGAAATTGGTAAACGCAGCGGTCTTAGAAGCCGTAAGCTGAGAGTTCGAGTCTCTCCTTCCGCACCATAACCACTCGATGGCAGAGAGATCATGCAGTGGATTGCAAATCCACTTTATGTAGGTTTGAGTCCTACTCGGGTGTCCAAACAAGTAACAAGTGTTCGTTACCGAAAGCTCAGAGAGCATTACCGCCCTAAGAGGAAGGTGCTTCACCAAGAGACTTTAGAACGTAAACAAAGTGGACAAATTAGGCTCTGTACACGTCCTTGTTACAGTTCCTTGCGTGCACGCAGGGGCAACAAAATCATCTTGATTTTGTTGCTTAAAGATTGTATAATAATCTTTAAGCAACACGATTAAGACCATGAGCAAACGGCACAAAGTAACCGCTATTATTTATGATCGTAAAGGCAATGTGCTTTCAATCGGTCAGAATAACTACGTCAAGTCGCATCCACTTCAGGCTCGTCATGCTGCTAAGGTTGGCGAAGACTACAAGATCTTTTTACACGCAGAAATTCATGCTATTACTCGTTGCTTAAATCTTTCAAAAGCCCACAGCATAAGTATCTTTAGATACAATGAACGCGGAGAGCCGGTGCTAGCAGCACCTTGTGCTATTTGTACTTCCGCAATTAAACAAACCGCAATTAAAAAAATTACACATACTTAATTCCTCAGTAGCTCAGCGGTAGAGCTAAGCACTGTTAATGCTTCGGTCATTGGTTCGATCCCAGTCTGAGGAGCCAACTAAATTAAAATCATGACAAACGACACATTCAAACAAAAGTTCTGCGGCTCAACTGCACTAAAGCCCATCAGAAAATATACGGGTACACAAATGCTAGGTATTGCAACAATGCATAAATCCAATGCTGTACCAGTTTTTAGCCAACAAAGTGCTCAACAAATTTCTAATATGAAGTAATTTAATGAAAAAAACGTTTATTCAAATAGGTGCTGGCGCTGGAGACAACGACGTGCGAGTACGACAAGATGGTTTTACCGGCTACATTAAAAGCCTAGATAAAGAAAGTATTGATAGAGTTCTGCTAGTAGAACCAAATCCAGTTAATATACCTGGTTTAGTAGATTGCTGGAAAAACTACCCCCAAGCAGAAATATTTAATATCGGTATTTGTTTAGAGTCTAATAAACAAAAAAATATTACATTCTATTATACTGAAGAAGACGGCCCTAACTATAATGTGTTTTCTATGATAAAGGCACATATTAGAAAACACTATCCAACACAAAAAATACTATCAAAAGATATTCCTTGTGTTACATTAAAAGAATTTTTAGCCAAAAATTTAACAAGTACCGACAGTTTAGAAATGCTAGCCCTAGATATTGAGGGCATTGACGCAGAAATCATTTTAGAAAATGACTGGAACCAGATTAATTGTAAGTTCTTATCATTTGAGTATCTGCATCTAGGAAAAGATACAGATAAAGTAGTTAATAAATTAACTACTTCTGGATATAATTTTGCAGGCCGAGGCATAGACCATCAAGGCTATGACTGGTTATTTGCAAATACTCGTAAATCTTAATAAGGAGTCATAAAATGACTAAAGTAAATATGCCTTGGTTAGGTATTAATAACGTAAACATGCCCGCAAATGAAGTACTTATTCCGGAAATGTACGAACAACCACAAACAGAAACCAATGTACAACGAAGCCCTAAAGAGCCTGCTCCTCTACCACATGACCAGCCTGCAGTAGGCGGTACTACCGGTAACCCACGTAATCCTAGCCACAATACTGGTGGTGGATCTATGTCTGGTACTCCAAAAATGTAACTATGAAGAAGCACTATAGACTTACAACAACACATCCCTTTCGTGGAACTATGTTTATGTGGCGTCATAGCACCTACAATGCAGGTTTAATTCGACGCGTAACAAGATTTGGCCCCCTACTATTTATTGAGTATCTATAATGTCTAAATACGTAATCGCAGAATTTTCAGAGACCGCAGGCCTTAGTCAGACCATTGTTAGGGCTGAAAGCAAACTTCATGCTTTACAGGACTACTTTGATGTAGAAACTGATACAGAAGGTCATCTCTACTTAGATGTAGAATCACTAGTTGCTGATATGGGTCACGAGCTTGACTACGACATTAGCATTATTAAAGTTGGTAAAAAGTCTAAAGATGCTGAACCAGAGGAAGAAGACTACCACGTAGACTTCACCCCCTGGCCTTTTCCTACGGAACGGCCAGAATGACTACGCCAGTAATTTGTCATTTTCCTCCTCAACCACCAACCACATTTTTAGTATGGCATTTTAGCCGTGCTAACTTTTGTACGGTAGTGATAATCTAACCAAAGCCCTAGAACTAACCTTCTAGGGCTTTTTACTTTAAAAAATCATACTTGAAGTTATTGTTGAATTGCGATATAATTGATATTCACACTGCCACTCCAACCAAACAAACACACCTAAAATGAAAATCTTTTTTGCTGAAGTTAATCCAGAAGAATACACCCATGCCGAAATGGACTCAATGTTTGAAGATCCCGATACTGGTAATCACTATTTCTACATGATGGAAACAGATGAAGATGGAGTTATCAGGTTGCATGATAGTTGCAATCGGATGGTTCCGTTTGATTTTGAACAGATTGAAGCCTTGTGCGAGGCCACTTATGCCCTACAAGAACTTATCAACATGCGTGCTACAATTGAAGAGCGTATTCAAAACGACGTTGAAGAAATAATCAACACAACCCATCAATACACTGGAGTACGCATCCTTGCCTAACGTAACCCTAATCGGCATTACAATGCCTGTGGTGGACGTGGCTGACTCAGCAGAAGACCTAGTAGCCTACGCAGCACGAGTTAGTAATCCTGCAAATCAAACCAATACTGCTACGTCTAGTAAACTGCTGAGCTATCTGGTTAAACACCAACACTGGTCACCATTTGAAATGGTGTCCATGGTAATGGAGATCCAGACCACCCGCGACATTGCTCGTCAGATTCTACGACACCGTTCATTCAGCTTTCAAGAGTTTAGTCAACGGTATGCGCGTGGTGACGAATTAGGGTTTGAAATCCGTGAATGTCGTATGCAAGACTTAAAAAATCGTCAGGCTAGTACTCCTACAACTGACCAAGTTCTGTCCAACCTTTGGACAGAAAAACAACAAGGTTTGTTGGGCCTAACTCGCGAGGTCTACAACTGGGCTATTGAAAATGGTATTGCTAAGGAACAAGCTCGCGCTGTGTTACCAGAAGGTAATACTATTAGCCGACTATACATGGCAGGCAACTTACGGTCTTGGATTCATTACTGTCAACTACGTTGTGGTATTGAAACACAAAAAGAACATCGTGAAGTAGCAAACATGTGCTTAGATATAATGGTTGAACAATTTCCTAGTATTGCAAACATAATCAAAAATGAAAGTCAATCCACCAAATAACTTTAATCCGTTGGGTAGCATTCTTTCCTTATTCCCTAACCGTGCTCCACAACTGTTAACGCAACAAGCCCTAAATCTCACGCAAGCATTCCTATACTTGGCGGGCACTATTTGCGAGTCGGAAGACGACGTACTGCACAGTCTAAAACTAATGGAAACTATGGGCATGCTAGAAATGTCAATGACAAAAAATAACACGATTCTAGTAGGAAATCTATACAACGGCAAGTAGTGTGCAAACCATGGATAACCCAGAAAAAATAAATTGGAGCCACAACCCACTAGGTAAAATATTTTATATCTTTCCAAGTAAAGAACCAAAACTACTGACTCTACAACAAATGGAGTTAGTGCAAGAGGAGTTAAAGTTAAGTGGTATAAACTGCGAAACTTATACTGATATTATTGAGTGTTTAGGGCTAATAGCCCTAACTGGTGCACTTTCAATAAAAGTACTCAAGAATAATACCGTTTTAATAGGAAATAACTGTAATGGCAAATAAAAAAGGCGCAAGCAAAGAGTCACAGGCCTCAAGTTATAAAGGCACAAAGCGCTGGGAAACCAACCGGCTAGCAAAACTTCTTCGTGCACAACGTTTACACCCTAACAATGCACAAATTGTAACGGCAATGAAAAACATTCATTATCGTCGTAAAACCCCCACCACCCCCATGTGGAGCAGCACTAAGCGGCGTGTAGCTGTGTTAATGAAAGAATTTAAGGGTGTATGCCATCCAGAAATCTTTTCAACAAATGAAAAGGTTTCCAGTCCAGCACTAATGTTACCAGGTCCATTTAGTGTTGTTGCCAAAACTAAGTCTACTTCGGAATTTGGAATGTTTACACTAGAAGCTCGTGCTGTAGTCAAGACTGGTTGTAAGTTTTGATGGGGTTTGTAGAGCTGTATTTGTTATTTGCTACAACAACAGCACTAGCAGGACTATATGAACTAGTTTACCCAGTATTAGCAACTTTAAAGAAAACACACCCAGAACTAACCACAGTACGTCATCCTTGGATGACATATACAGCAAGCTTTTTTCTTATATTCTCTGGTGCTCCTGTATTTTTTCCTGTAGTAATAGTTCCTAGCATGGGCAACACGTTTAAAGTAAGCCTACATAAATCATTAACGTCAAATCAAGTGTGAAATTTCACACTTGATGTTGTTCATCATTTTGTGTATAATAGATATTCACAAGGACGCAAACAACTATGAAATACACTGAATTTACTTACACCGACGCAAAAGGCAAGATTACTAGTCGCAAGGTTCTTGTTATTCAAGAGCCAAGCAACAAGCTGATGGGCATTGAAGTTGGTGAGATGGAGCCAGAGGATCGGGTTGCTTTTATGGCGGAGTACAACAAGATATTTCAACAGTTTATCGAAGCGGTAAACGATCTAAAAGACGACTTTGACGTAACCCATAATCTTCGTCAGTTTATTGACACCAACATTAAGGATCGAGTATGACAGAACAAACACTAACAGGCAAGCAATTCTGGTTATCAAGAACGCTGTGGGTTAACCTACTAGCAGTACTGGGCTTGTATATGCAGATGCAATCGGGTTTTATCTTTGACCCTACTATGCAAGCAGGGTTGCTGTGTCTAGTAAATATGTTCCTACGCACAATTACTAAAGAACCCATTATTTGGTAATGTTACATTTCCTATTTCCTATTCCTATTTATGTAGCTACTAACTCTACTCCGCTTGAGTCATGTAAATTACTGTTTTCTAAGTGTAATACCTTAGATGAAGAATCAACGCCAGGTTTTAGAACAACACTAAAAAACTATAATCATAGAGAAACAACGGTAAGTTGGAAAATAGAAGACAACAAAGAATCTGAACCTTTAATACACTTTATAGCATACTCAGTACAACAATATGCAGAGGCATGCTACTTAAAACCACATAAAATATTTATTGACGCTATGTGGATGAATACCATGGAGCCTATGTCCATGTGTGCACCTCACGGACACTTTGGACATACTTACAGTGGAGTATATTATGTAGATGTACCAGAAGGCTCAGGAAAACTGATGTTTAATCACCCTTTAACTCAAGAACTAAAAGCCGATCTAAAAACAGAACATACAATAAAAGAAACCGCGTTTAATACAGATTTGTGGTGGATTCCCGTAGAAGAAGGAACTATAGTTATATTTCCGTCTTATCTTAGGCACAGCGTACCCCAAATGAACTTTAAAGGTATACGCAAAACAATAGCTTTTGATGTAAGTTTAGTGCCTATTGATAGTTAAAATTTTTTGGTCAGTACGGTGGGACGTGCAGGTGGACAACACTAGGACAAGGTTCGAATCCAAACCAAACCAAAACTAAATTATGAAAAAAGTACAATTTACAGATCCACCAAAAACTTGTGCAAGTGACAGCACAGTTAAATTAAAGTTTGCTATTATTAGCAACATCTGGATTAAGATGATTACGTTTGATAAGGCCGGTGATATTATGTACGGTCACAAACACGTATTCGATCATCCAACTCTGCTTTCTCAAGGATCTGTTAGAGTAACTGTAACAGATAATAGTGGTGTAGATACTACAACAGATTTTACAGCTCCAGCAATAATCTTTATTGAACGGGGTAAAATACATACACTTGTATCCTTAGAAGATAATACTGTTGCTTCTTGTATTCACGCATTACGAGATGGTGACAGCACTGAGGATATTATTGAAGAAGACATGATTCCTGTAGGAACAGATGCTTTTCATGTATTTAATAACTATGAACAGTTAAAACGAGTTGTTACAATTCCTGTGGAAAGTAATGACCCTAAACTGAACAAAGTTTTATGATTGTATGAAGTAATTAGAAATGAGTTCTGGACGCGGGTTCAATTCCCGCCAGGTCCACCAACAACACATCGAGCCGAAGGGCACGACGGGTGGTTATGGTGTCTGATGCCGACACTGAGAGGTTCGAATCCTCCGGTGTGTTGCTGATGGGCCTGACATGGTCTCGACAGGGCAAAAAGTATATGCATGGACAATCCAGTAGGCGATGACTGTAAATCAAGCAAAGCAATTAAATGCAAACGATCTACAATTTGCTCTAGCAGCCTGAAAAACTAGCTAAGCTGAGGTTCAGGGGGAATTCCTTATCCAATAATATTCCCCCACATCAAAAGCACTCCTGTCTGTGTATTCAGGAACGGAAAGATAAACCGTGGGAGTGTTTTTGATGGATTTTTAGTTGCGACAGTAGTTCAATGGCAGAATCATAGCCTTCCAAGCTAAGGACGTGGGTTCGATTCCCACTTGTCGCTCCAACAACTTTTTTATGAAAGGGCTTATAATGTTTGACCTAGAAGATACGAAGCCCAGTAATGTTTTTTCAAAGACTGTTTCTCAACTACACGAGTTTTATCTTTCCGGAGAAATCACAGAACCAGAGGACTATATTGAGTGGTTAAATGTAATTCGTTCTGCTAGTGATCAAGACACAATTAAAATCTACATCAACAGCCCGGGTGGTAATGTAGACACAGCAATCCAATTTATGCAGGTACTAACAGGTACTTCAGCATATGTAATCTGTTCTGTGGAAGGCGCTTGCATGAGTGCTGCTACAATGATTTTCTTATCCGCAGACGAACTGGAGATCTGTGACCACGCACTATTTATGTTTCACAACTATGCAGGTGGAGCATTTGGCAAGGGCGGTGAGATTTATGACCAAATTCAGTTTGAAAGGTCCTGGTCTCGTAAACTACTAGAAAGCGTTTACAAAAACTTTTTAACACCAACAGAAATCACACAAATGTTAGAAAACAAAGACATTTGGATGGATTCAGACGAAGTTCGACGTCGCGTTAAAGCAATTCAAGACAACCTAATAAACTTACGCAAGAAAGAAAACAATGAAAAAAATTAAAGACATTAAAGAGTTTCCTGCAACTACCTACATCGGCCCAGAGGGTTACAACCGTTTTGACTTTGAACAAGAGTTCATGAACTGCTGGAGTATCATTGACGACCTAAAGTCGACCCTAGGGTGCAGCAATCAAGACCAGATCGTAGAAGCCATTACGGTGCTGTACGCACATAAGTTTGAAAAGTGTTTCAACACCTTTGAAGAAATGCTTCGTGCAAAGCAGATTTGAAATTTTTCACTTGATTCAAGATCCCAAAAGCCATATAATAATAACATGAACTCAAGAAACAAACGAAAGTTCAGAATTTGGGATTCAAACAGTATTTTTCAAGGTTACGAGCGTGCAATACAAATCTGCGCTAGAATCGAAGAAGCCTGTTCCCAAAATAACTCCCCCGAAAATCTACCAATGAGTTTAGTGCCTAGCGATGTTTTATACGATCTAATGATATGTTATCATGCGATGTATAATAAGCTGCTAGACGAATCACTAATACAAAACGGTTATCCAAAAACTAACTCCACTAAACACTAAGGAATTAACACCATGGCATGGACAGAAGAAATGAAGCAAACGGTTATCGACGCTTATGTTGCGAGCGAGCCTACTCCAGAAACCAGCTCAGAGATCATCAAGAGCATCGCTGAAGAACATGAACAGTCACCGAACGGTGTTCGTATGGTTCTAGTACAGGCCGGTGTTTATGTTAAGAAGGAAGCAGGTACTTCTGATAAGAAGGCTGCTGCTCCTAAGGACGGCGCTCCAAAGCGTGTTAGCAAGGAGTCTTCCATTGCAGCACTTAAGACTGCTATCGAAGCCGCTGGCAAGACTGTTGATGACGAGATCCTTGACAAGCTCACCGGCAAGGCTGCTGTTTACTTCGCTTCCATTCTCGGCTAAACAAACGGCAGGCTTAGTCCTGCCTTTTCTTATTGGGGAACACAATGGCTACTCGTAAAACAAAGATGGGTGATGCGGAAAAGTTGGACGATACCAACATGATTCGCGTTATCCAAATGTTAGAGGCTGAAAAGCCCTGCAGTAAAAAGGATGCTTGTGCTATTCTAAACATTGCTTACAACACTACTCGTTTGTCCACCCTAATTGAGAAGTTTAAGGAAAAGAAAGCAAAAGAGGCCGAGCGACGTGCCGCAAATCGCGGCAAGCCAGCCAGCAGGGACGATGTTATCTACATTGTAAAGGAGTACCTAGAGGGTGCTCCAGTATCTAGCATTGCAGATCGACTTTACCGTAGCCCAGGTTTTATTAACAACGTTTTAGAGGAGTACAGCGTGCCTCGTCGTGCTTCATCACACAACTACTTTAGACCCGAGCTTATTCCAGAAACCGCAATGCGGTCTCGTTTTAAGGTAGGTGAAGTAGTCTACAGTGCTCGATACGATTCAATTGCTCGTATTGAGAAGGAGTGTACTCAAGGCGACACTTGGGTTTATCGCGTGTGGTTGTTGTCTGAGCGCTGGCAGCAATACGCATATCAGCCAGCCGAGGAGCTGGCATCACTTGAAGCACTTGAAAAGATCGGTGCTCACTTTAACTAAGGAATATATGAAAGACATTTTTAGCCATCTAACAAAAGCCAGCCTACTAACTGCAACCCTACCCGCCACAGTAATGATGGATGTAGTAACAATGGGCGGATCTCTAGTAGGTAAGTCCACACCGTTTACAATGACACAGCTGCTAGA